ATGAGTGCCCCCGACAGGCCGCCTGTGAGTGATAAGGATCAGCGAGAGGAACTCACTGCTGAGAGCCTGCGCGCCATAATACATGGCGCAGAGGCGCAGTTCATAGCCCCTCATCGGCGCGTAGCAGATATCGTCGAAGACGCTCTCGACCGATCGGCAGCCGCCTTGCAGGCACCCTTGCCGGTCGAAGCTCCGCGCAAGCCGATTCTCGCGACACCATTCGTCTGGCGCCCGCCGGCGCAGATCCCGCCCAGGCAATTTCTTTACGGCGGGCACTATGTCCGCAAGTATCTGTCGGCGACGATAGCGCCCGGCGGCGTCGGCAAATCGGCATTGGCGCTGACAGAAGCGCTCGCCATGGCGAGCGGCAAGCCGATCCTGGGCCAGGGACCGGCCTACCCGTTGACCGTCTGGTACTGGAATGGCGAGGACCCGATAGATGAGACGCAGCGACGCATCGCCGCCGCCTGCATTCATCACGTCATCGCTCCCGCTAGCCTCGACGGGCGGCTCTTCATCGACACTGGCCGCGAGACAGAGATCAGCATCGCGAAGGGCTCGGCGCGCGGCTTCGTGCCGAACGAAGAGGTCAAGCTCGAGCTGATCCAGACCATCCATGAGAACGGGATCGATGTCGTGATCATCGACCCGTTCGTCTCCAGCCACGAGGTCGCGGAGAACGACAACGGCCAGATCGCCGCCGTCTGCAAGCGCTGGGCGCAGATTGCCGATGAAACCGGCTGCGCGATCGAGCTGGTCCACCACGCTCGAAAGCTGGCGGCCGGATCCGGCGGCGACGTGACGGCTGACGATGCGCGCGGTGCGAGCGCCCTGATCGCCGCGGTCCGCGCTGCCCGCACGCTCAACCAAATGAGCAAAGAGGACGGCGAGAAGGCGCAGGTCGAGCAACATCGCTCGCATGTGCGCATCGACGATGTGAAGGCCAACCTGGCACCGCCCGCCGAAAGTGCGAAGTGGCTCAAGCTGGTCTCTGTCCCACTCGGCAACGGAACGGCGGACATGCCGGGCGACGATATCGGCGTGGTGACCGCGTGGACGTGGCCGAACCCGAACGAGGAGGTAACGCTCGATGACGTGCGGGCTGCCCTGGCTCGCATTGCACAGGGTGAATGGCGCCTAGACCAGCAGTCGAAGAACTGGGCCGGGCAGGCGATCGCCGAAGCTCTCGGCCAAGACATCACGGATCGATCAGTCCGCAGCGCCATGAAGCTGCTCATCCACAAATGGCTTGCCGAGGGGTGGCTAAAGATCGTCACACGGCAGGATGCAAAGCGCCGTCCGAGAGACTTCGTCGAGCCTGGAGAGAGGCCATGACAAAGGTGATTTGCTCAACCTTGAAAGGTGGAGCGGAGCAAGGTGGAGCAGCGGGGCAAACCGGGCTTGCTCCACCTCCCTATAGGCCCCCCTTTAGGGGGGCCGTAAGGGTGGAGCAAGAGCGGTCGAACGGTGGAGCAGTGGAGCACGGCGCCGGAGTGGCGCGGGACCTCGCTGCCTTGGCCGGCCGCATCGAGCGGCTGAGCGTCTCGCACCGCGACCCCGAGGCCTTCTTTGTCGAGCGGTCGGAGATCGCGAGCGAGCTGCGGGCAGCGGCAAGGGTCCTTCCCCCTGCCCGGCCTACGGGTACGTTGCGGCGCGGCGCTTCGCTAGCGTGCCTCGATTTAGCTTCTAAAGTTCCGGGTTGAGGGCCGCCGCAGCCATGCACCAGACGCAGGGCAATATCTTCGGTGACCTGACCGGGCCGGCAGCGAGGAGCCTCTCGAAGAAGGGCTTCGCCGAACATGTCGGCGTTTCGCCCGGCCGAGTGTCGCAGCTTATCAAGGCCGGACTGCCGATCGAGCCGAATGGTCGCATCCCGGTCGAAGAAGGCGTGCGCTGGTACACGGCGAACGTCGACAGCAACCGCAGCCGGGCCGCGGGCCTTTCGGACGGCAGATCGGGAGCCGCTGCCCCGCTGACGCCACGGGCCGAGCGAGATGCCGCCGAGGCTGTCATCGCTCGCCTGAAGGCCGAGAAGCTCGCCGGCAATCTGGTCAGCCGAGGGCACGCGCTGCGCTTCATCGAGAGCCGAGCCCGCATGGAACGCGATGCCTGGATCGCTTGGATCAACCGCGCCGCGCCGGCCATCGCCGCAGCGACTGGGGCAGACATGGCTACGATCCTCACCATCCTCGACAGTCTCGTCCGCGAGCAGCTCACGGCGCTCGCCAATCGGCCGCTGGAAGGGGTGTCCCGATGATCAGCACCGATCTCGCTGCAGACACGCTGGCCCTCGCTGACGAAGCCTGGCGCCGTGGCCTCTCGACGCCGCCAGCGATGACGGTCTCGGAATGGGCCGACAGCTTTCGAGTGCTGCCGACGGCGAACGCCGAGCCGGGTCCATGGCGTACCGACCGTGTCCCCTATCTCCGCGAGGTCATGGACTGCCTCTCAGTGTCGTCTCCGGTCGAGCAGGTCGTGCTGATGAAAGGCTCGCAGACAGGCGGAACCGAGGCAGCGATGAACGCCATGGGCTACTGGATCGACCATGCGCCGGGGATGATCATGGCGGTGCTCCCTTCGATCGACATGGTCCGCAAGAGCTCGCGGACGCGCTTTGAGCCGATGCTGCAGGATACCCCAGCGCTGAAGGCGAAGATCGTCCCGCCCCGCTCGCGCGAGCCCGGCAACACGATCTCGCTGAAGGAGTTTCCGAACGGCTCGCTGATGATGACCGGCGCCAACAGCGCCGCCAGCCTGCGCTCGCACTTTGTGCGCTATCTCGTTCTCGACGAGGTCGACGCCTTCCCGCTCGACGCCGACGATGAAGGCGACCCCGTCGCGCTCGCCATGCAGCGCACGGTCACCTTCGCCGGTCGCAGGAAGATCATCATGATCTCGACCCCTACGCTCGCCGGCGTTAGCCGGATCGAACGCGCATGGCTTGAGAGCGATCGGCGCCGATACTTCGTGCCCTGTCCGCACTGTGGTGCTTTCCAGACGCTGGAGTGGGCCAGCGTCACCTGGCCGAAGGGCGAGCCGGAGCGAGCCTTCTACGCCTGCCAGGAATGCGGCGGCGTGGTCGAGGAGCACCAGAAGCCCGCACTCCTTGCCGCAGGCGAATGGCGACCCGAGGCGCCCGGACAAGGCAAGGCGGCCGGCTTCCATCTCTCGGCGCTGTACAGCCCCTTCGAGAGCTGGGCGGCAATCGCGCAGGAATTCCTAGCCGCGAAAGACGATCCCGTCCGGCTGAAAACGTGGACGAACCTGAAGCTCGGCGAACCGTTTGAGGATCTTGCGACCCAAACCCTGCCGGTCGACGAACTAATCGGTCGTGCCGCGGAGATCGAGCAGCCTTGGATCGAACTGCTGCCAAACGGCGTCGCGGCGATCACCGCCGGCGTGGACGTGCAGGACAATCGCCTCGAGGTCGAGTTTGTCGGCTGGGGCCGCAACGAGGAAAGCTGGTCGCTCGACTATCACATCATCCATGGCGATCCGGCGGGGCCAGAGCCGTGGGAAGCGCTCGACCGGCTGCTGCAGCGCCGCTTCCGCCATCGACGTGACGTGCCGGATCTCGGCGTGCTGGCCGCGGCTGTGGACTCCGGCGGCCATCGCACCAGCCAGGTCATGGCCTATTCCGCCGCCCGTCTGCAGCGGCGGGTCTGGGCGGTGAAAGGCAAAGGCGGGCCGAATATCCCTGCCTGGCCAAAGCGTCCGCCGAAGCCGCAGCGAGCGACGACGACGCCATTGCACATCATCGGGGTCGATGGCCTGAAGTCCACGCTCTTTGCCCGCCTGCGACAAGGAGAGGGTCAGCCGGGCGCCTGCCACTTCCCGAGCGACCGTGACAGGGGTTGGTTCATGGGTTTGCTCGCCGAGCGGCCGGTGCGGAAGTTCAACCGTGGCGTGGCGCGGATCGAATGGATCGTCGACCGCAGCGTCCGCAACGAACCGCTCGACTGCCGGGTCTACGCGATGGCCGCTCTCGCAGGCCTGGCGGCCGCAGGCTTTTCGCTGGGCGACGCGGCCGCAAAGATCGCAACGGCATCAATCCGGCGTGGTGACGCCTCTGCGCCAACCTCGACCAAAGTTGCCGCTACCGCAGTCAAATCGAAATGGATGAGTAAGTTCGGACGATGATCCCCATCGACGCTGGGTAAAGCCGTCCCCTGGAGGTTGTGGACACCCGGCAGTCGCAGCTTGCGAGCGATATGGCGCGGCGGCAGGCTCGCAACGGCTAGCGGGGGAAGGACGGAATGTCGGAATCGACGGCTGGAGAGTCGGCGCGCGACCTGTTGAGAAGCGAGCTGATCTCACATCTCACCCGGAAACCGATCCACTACAGTGCTGAACGGCGCGGCGACGCGCGGGTTCTCGCCGGCGCTCAGCCAAGCGCGTGGCGACAGCTGGTCAATTACGTCACGAAGCAGATTGTCACGGATCGCGAGGAAAAGGCGCAGATTGAGTCTCTTGCTCGCGGCCTGCTGAACTCCGTCGAGCCCCAAGCCGGCCATACGAGCATATCCGAGATTGCCCCCGGCTCGGGCTGGGCGGTCGATCCTGTTTTGCCGATCATCGATCCGACCTGGATCGAGCGGAATGCAGATTACCTGAAATCCGATGGCTGGTTCGGTCTCGCAGCCATCCTCGGCGAGATTGCCAGCCAGTCGACCCTGATACGCAGCATCAGGACACAGTACGGCCCGGCATTGACTAATGTAATGACCGATCCGCGCTACATCACGGCCGCGGCCGAAGTGGCGATGATGCGAACGGCGGATGCTGGCGCTATCAGCCGCACGCTCGCCGAGCTTGAAGGAGTCAAGGCAGCTCTCCGGAAGGAAATCAACAACGTCTCAGCCCAGAATGCCCGCTTCGAAGTCGCGCTTGCAGCACACGATGAAGATTGGGCCAATTTCCAAACCCAGAAGGAGCAGGATATCGCGGCGCTGCGCCAGCAGGTCGCGGATTCTATACGCCTTGATGCCAGCCACGAGCTCTGGCGGAAGCGCAGCAAAGCGCACCTCTTGTGGATGCTCGGTGCCTTCGCCGTGATGGTGGCTGGTATCGCTGCCGTCGTCGCGAGCGTGATCTTCTACGCTCTCCCAATGATCGAACCGACCGTCTTTGAGATCATCACCCGCTCGGGCTTCGCCACTCAAAAGCTGATCCTGATTTCGCTCTGCGTTATCGGCGCCGCCTGGCTTTTGCGTTTTGTCGCTCGCGCCATCGTCGACAATATGTCGCTGCGCGCCGATGCCCAGCACCGCCAGTCCATGCTGGAGACTTATCTCGCCTTGCGCGGCGAAGTCGGGCTGAAAGATGAGGAGCGCATGATCATCCTGACCGCACTGTTCCGCCCGTTGCCCGGCCAGACAGCAGACGAAAACCCACCGACCCCAGTCACGGAGGCATTCCGTGGGCTCGTCGGGCGCTGACAGCAGTGCATATGGCCTTTCCCTACCCGCCGCCGCGCGCCTCGCGCTTTTCGCTCCGCCGATGCTGCTTCCAGAAGAGCTTCTTCCAGAACGCCTTCAGGTGCTTGCGCCATTGCGGCGCCGGCACCAGGTGGCCCTTCTTGACGTGTGACATTCTCAGGCCTCCCCACCTAACCGCACGGGAACATCGACCAGGATCGCGTCGATCAGATCCTCTTGCCACAGAGGGTCTGCGGCAATTTCGGCTGCCGATCGGGGAAGAGGAAGGGGGTCGCCATCCACCTCCATACTCGACAGATGGATTCCGAGTGCCTTGCCGCCCCGCTCGATCGCGTGCTCGACGCTGTCACCGGCACTGATGCAGCCTGGAACGTCCGGAAAGGAAATGCCGAACACGCCGTTCAGCTCGTGGATCAAGCCGACAATCGTCATCGCGCCCCCTCTCCGGATCGGCGTCAACGGATATCGACTGTGAAAAGCGGGGTCTAGCTCCGGGCATAACGAGGATGACCGGCTGCTGCCCGTTGTCGGCGCGGCGGCTCCAGCCTTCCTTGGCGGCAGTTCACGCCAGAGGAGCCCCGCATGACCATCGACGTCGCCTATCAGAACCTAGCCGCCAAAGCTGTTCCGGCCTCGGCCGCACATCTGTTGGCTGCCGAAGCCTTGGCAGCGCACCATCCGGATGCGGAGCTGATCGGACTGGCCGCTGAGTACGAAAACGCAATGCGGACCCGCGAGGCTCATAGCGCCGTCCTACTAGCAGCAGAGCAGGCCTATCGCGCTCCGGAAGAACCCGCTGAGCTTTTCGCTCGAAGCGGTGACCCAATTTCCTTCCGACCCTGCCGGCGACACGATGGGCGCTGGTGGTATCGAAACCAGGTTGCCGAGTTCAGAGCGGTGCCGAGAACATACTGCGGTGTGGTCTACAACGGCGAGATCGTTCGCCGCCCCGATCCCATCGCCCAGCAGCGGGCGGACGAGATCGTTGCGGCATTCGATCGATGGGATTCAGCCTGCAATCAGGCCAAGCTCGACAGCGGCCTGGAGGCGCTCGACGAAGAGGATGGCCGGCTCTACGATCGAATGTGGGTCCTGCACGACCAAATCGTCGAAGCCCGGCCAGAAACATTGGCGGGCGTCCAAGCAAAGGCGCGAGCATCGTTACTCAGGCACCATCGCTTCGAAAGCCAGGACGAATGCTGCTCCGATACCGAGCTGGCGCTTTCCATCGTCCGGGACATTCTCCGGCTCAACTCGGCGCCCTGGGGTCGCTCTTAGAAAGCAGCCTCACATTCAAGGAGGCGGCGAGTTCGTCTCGCAGCCTCAATCGTCGACCGCGCTAATCCCGCTTCGCCAACCGAACTCCAGCGCCGCCACCATTTTCCGGAATGAACTCGACACCGGCCGCCTCAAGCGCCGCGCGCATGCGCCCGAGAGCTTCGGTCGAGACGTTTCGGCGCGCCTTTTCGAAATCCACCACGGTTGAGAGCCCCAGCCCGGCCGCATCGGCAAGGGCTGGCTGAGTCATGTCTAGCAGCGCTCGGGCCGCTCTCGATTGCTGAGGTGTCATTTCAACATTTTCTGTTGACGAAGCGTCCAAGGCACCGTATCAACATAAACTGTTGATCGCAACACCGTCTGGAGATTCTTGATGCCGAACGCATCCGTTCGGGCAGCCGCCATCGGCTTGCCGATAGAGACCGTCGATTTCCACCTGTCGCTCAGCCGCGAGATCGCACGGATCAATGTCGAACTCGCCCGCGCGGAAGCGGAAGGGCGCGCCATGGAGGCGACCGGGCACCTGGGTCGGCTCCACCTCGCTGCTGCCAGCGACCACCTCGCGGATCGTGAGGAAACGCTGATCAGGGCGCTTGCGGCCATGCCCGCCTCATCGCTGGCCGGCGCAACCGTGCAGCTCGCCGCGGCGGCCAGGATTTTCGGATGGATTGCCGTCGATCTCGATCACCATCCGGAGGAGGAACGTGCGGTCAGGCGCCTCATGGCTTCGGCACTGCGCGTCATGACCGATGCAGCCGGCCTCGACCCGGTCTCCGATGGGATCGCCGACCTCGCCAGCCCAGCCGGTGACCCCTGGCGCGATGTCTATGAGCGCATCGCCGAGATTTTCCCCACCAAAGCCGATGCAGCAGCTTGAGGAAGTCGCCATGGCCGTTTCACAGCTAGTCAACCGTCGCACCTGCCTTGCCGCTGTCGCCGGCGCGCTCGCCGGACCAGCCGCTTCAGCGACGACCAACTCCCCGCTCGACGAGCTCATCGCCGACTGGCGGATGGCGAACGAGGAAGCCGTGGCCTTGGCCGCCGAGGCCGATCGCATCCTCGCCGCCGCCGATTTGCCGACGGTCGAGGTCCGCTATGGCCAGTGGCGCTGCCGATATCCATTCGAGGTCTCGCGTCGCTTCGACCCCTTGATCGCCGCATGGGAGAACGACCGCCTTCACGCCGAGTTCACGCCGCGTCTCCGTCGGGATCGCGACGAGTTGATCGCGGAGCTGGGAAGACAGGAGGCCGCGCGCCTTGAGGCTGAGCGCAGCCGCGGGCTCACAGCGGCCGATGCGCTTGCCGACCAAGCCTCCGACCGCGCCCATGCGATCCGCAAGGAGATCATCGCCTGGCGCCCGACTTCCATGGCCGAGGTCGCGACGAAAAATGCCTGGCTCCTCCAGCAGGTCCGTGACGGGACAAATCTGCAGGACGATCTGGCGGTGATTTTCGGTGAGGTTCGAAGGGGATAGCCTCACAGAAGCGATACGCTTGCATCGCTCTTCCAGAAGTGCTACATTCGCATCACTTCGAATTGCAAGGGACTAAGAGCCGACCAAATGAACGTCACTGACCGCAAGTATCTGACATCGACGCTTGTCGCGGTGGCCGGCTGCAAGGCTGTGACGTTCCGTGCCTGGAGAAACCGGAACGGTCTTTTCCCCCAAACCAAAGATACCGGCGGTTGGAACCACTTCTCGATCGTCGACATGTGCGTTGCGCGATCCGTCGTGGTGATGACCGAGCACGGGCTCCCGGTCGATGATGCAATCTGGCAGGCCGACAAGTGGTTTCGAGCCTATTTCAAGATTCTGTTGAGAGGGGAAAAGATCACGTATCTGCACGGTTTCCTTCGCGGACCAACCTTCGAAACGGGCGAACCCGTTGCATATGCAGACGAAGACTCGGGAGAAGTCTCCTCCGAGCTGCCGAAGCATTGGCCGTCGAAGACCTCGGCTTCCTTCATCAGCATCGACAATGACCAGAGCGTTTCAGAGATCGTTGCTCGCGCGCAATCGGGTGTCATCACGATCATCGATCTCAGGTCGATCATCGCGCATGTGGTCGGCGAACTTCGGGAGCTCAGCCCGGAGACGGTGCTTACCGGCAGCGAAACACTCGAATTGATTGCAACGACGCTAGCAGACGCGCTGCGCCCTTCATCCTCTGATGAGGAGGAAGCGAAATGAGCGCCGTTTTGCGAGAGAACAAACCATCATCAAAACAGAAACATAAGCCGTACAGCGAGCGCGATGATCTGATTGCGCCGGCCTGGCGTGAGTTCAAGGACACCTATTGGTGGCCGTACTCTCGGCTCGACCGCGTCTCGCTCGACGAGCTGCAGCGCCTCGCCAGAGCTATCCCCTACATGCAGCGCGCGATCGACGACGCGATCTCGCGGAAACTGGGAGCCGTGTCATGACAAACATCATCGACCTTCCCGCCAAGCTGGAGGAGCTGAAAGGCACCACGCGGGCCAAGCGCGCCGAGTTCGAAGCGCTGCAGGACGCAGTCTCCTCTGGCGCATCGCCGATCCCGGAGCTTGCGCGGGCGCTGATCGAACGCGAGATCGCAGCCGTTGTGGCCAGCTTCACGGCGGCCGAGACCGCGCTCGACAGCGCGGCCGAAGCCAACGCTCGCCTGCATGCGCTCGTCGATCTTTATGGGAGCGCGCGCAGCTGATGAACTTCGCCCCACTCAAGGCCCTGTCAGCCCTGTTCGACCGCTCGGCCCGCAAGCCAGCGACCGTCGTACAGCGCAGCTATGATGGCGGCGGCTCCGGCCGGCGCTGGGTCGGCTTCGCCGATCAGCCGAGCGCAGCCTCCGCGGCATTGGCGAGCGCAGGCACGCTGGCGCGGCGGGCGCGCGGCCTGGTCGCGAACAATGCGCATGCCGCGAGCGCCGCCGAGGCTTGGGTCTCGGCCCTGGTCGGGACCGGTCTCAAGGTGCAGTCGAGCCGACCGGGGCTCGCCGAGGAGTTCGAGGCCTGGACCGACGACGCCGACGCCGACGAGCTGACCGACCTCTACGGTCAGCAGGCCGGAGCCGTCCGGAGCATGGTCATCAACGGTGAGGCCTTCGCGCTGACCATGCCGGACGGCCGCATCCGTCTTCTCGATCCGGAGCAGGTCGACCGCAACATCACCCAGACTACCGCCGGGGGAGGCAAGATCGTCCAGGGCGTCGAATTCGACGCTGCCGGACGACGCGTCGCCTATCACATTCGCCGCGACCAGCCCGGCATGCCCTTCCCGGTCTCCTACGAGACCGTGCGGGTGCTCGCGGCGCAGGTCCTGCACATGTTCAAGCCGATCTTCCCCGGCCAGGTCCGCGGCGTCAGTTGGCTCGCGCCGGTGCTGCTGCGCCTTGCCGACTACGACCGGAGCATGGACGCGCAGTTGCAGCGGCAGCTCGTCGCCGCGCTGTTCGCGGGCTTCGTCACCGAGCCCAACGGCACCGCCCCATTCGACGGCGAACAGAATGGATCGGCTCTTCAGGCCACGCTGGAGCCCGGCACCATGCAGATGCTGCGCCCGGGGCAAGCGATCCAGTTTTCCGAGCCGGCAGGTATCGGCCCGGAGGCGATCGACTTCCTGAAGATCACGCGCGACGAGATCGCTACCGGCCTCGGCCTCCCCTCGCATGTCCTGTCCGGTGACCTCTCGCGGGCGAACTATTCCAGCCTCCGCGCCGGACTGATCGACTGGCGCCGGCGCGTCGAGGCGATCCAGCATGGCGTCGTGGTCTTTCAGTTCTGCCGCCCGATCTGGCGAAACTGGCTGCTCCTGCGCGCGCTCTCCGGGGCGCTCGATATGCCGGGCTATTTCCGCGACCAGCGCCCCTATGAGGCAGCCCGCTGGATCACGCCGCGGTTCGACTGGGTCGACCCGCTCAAGGATGCCGAGGCCGAGATCGCCGCGATCAGCGCCGGGCTGGTGAGCCGGCGGCAGGCTGTCGCAGCTCGCGGCGAAGATATCGAACGGCTCGATGCCGAGATCGCCGCCGACAATGCCCGCGCAAAAGCGCTCGGTCTCAGCTTCGAGCAGCGCCCGCGCCAGATCGAAAGGCTGCCCGCATGAACGCCGTGACCCCGATTTCGCCGGCCGAGCCGGTTGCCGAGGATTTCGTTACAACCCGGCAACTGCCGCAGGCTCCGATGAGCTGGAGCGCCGAAGCCTGGACGGTCGAGGCCACGCTCTCGACGCCTGGAGCTGCGGTCATCCGCTATGACGCCCGCGGCGAATATTCCGAGGTCCTCGACCTCGACCAGACGTGGCCTGCCCAGATTCCCCTTCTGGACAGCCACCGGCGGGACAGCATCGGCCACAGGCTGGGCAGTGTCGACAACCTTCGGGTGGTCGGCGGGGAGCTGCTCGGTCGTGCGACGCTGTCCCGCCACAATCCTCTTTCCCAGCGGATCGCCGCGGAGATCGCCGACGGGCACGGCCTCGGTGTCTCGATCGGCTACATCACGCGCGAACAGCGCGAGCAGGCCAACCCCTCGACCAAGCGCCGCGAGAAGATCGCAACGCGCTTCGAGCTGCTGGAAGCCTCGCTCGTCACCATCCCCGCCGACCGCCTTGCCGGCCTTAGGAGCCAAAGCATGACGGTTACCCCCGCACCGGTCGCACAGCAGCCGGTCACCCCTCCGGCGCCTGCGCCGGAAGCCACTGCGACGCCGGTCCTGGAACGGTCCGTCATCGCCACCGCCCCCGTCGTCGATCGCGCCGCGATCAACGGCGAGATCCGCTCGATTGCCCGTCTCTCCGGCCTCGACCAGGGCTGGATCGATCAGCAGATCGACGCCAACGCCAGCGCCGACGAAGCCCGCCGCGGCGCCTTCGAGGCAATGCAGACCCGGGCCGCCCCCGCCGCCGCGATCCGCACCGCGACGATCAGCGTCGGGACCGACTACACCGATCCCGAACTGCGCGTGCTCCATGTCGGCGAAGCGCTCTATGCCCGCACTAATCCCGGCCATCAGCTTTCCGAGCAGGCTCGGCCGTTCACCGGCATGGCGATGATGGACGTTGCCAGGGAATGCCTGCGGATGCGCGGCATCGCCGTCACCGGCCTCTCTGCCATATCGATCGCCGAACGCGCGCTGCATGCGACCAGCGACTTCCCGCTCATCCTCGGCGATACGGTAGGGCGCACGCTGCGCGAGGCTTATCGCGCGGCGCCATCCGGCCTAAAGGCTCTCGGACGCAAGACGACGGCTCGTGACTTCCGCGCAAAGCACCGACTTCAGCTTTCAAGCGCTCCGAAGCTCGAGGAGGTGATCGAGGGCGGCACGTTCAAGTACGGCACGCTCAACGAGGCTCAGGAGACTTATCGGATCGGAACCTTCGGCAAGATCTTCGCGATCAGCCGCCAGGCCATCGTCAATGACGATCTCGGTGCCTTCTCCGACCTTGCTCGTCGGTTCGGTCAGTCGGCCGCAGCCACGGAGGCAGACCTGCTCGCTGGACTGCTTCAGGCCAACACGGGCAATGGCCCGACCATGTCGGACGGGAAGGCGCTGTTCCATGCCGACCACAAGAACAAGGCCGGCACCGGGGCAGTATTGTCGGTGACGACACTGTCAGCGGCCCGCCTCGCTCTGCGGACGCAGGTCGGACTGGCCGATGACCTGATCGATGTCACGCCCCGCCACCTGCTGGTCCCGCCGGCTCTGGAGACGGCAGCGGAGCAACTGATGACCACGCTCAATCCGACGAAGGCCGAGGACACCAACCCGCTCGCTGGCAAGCTGGCCATCGCGGTCGAGCCCAGGCTGACCTCCGCGACGCGCTGGTACGTGTCCGCCGATCCCGCGTCGATCGACGGGCTGGAATACGCCTACCTCGAGGGCGAAGAGGGCGTGCAGATCACGACCGAAGCCGGCTTTGACGTCGATGGCGTCAAGGTCAAGGCCCGGCTCGATTTTGGCGCCGGCTTCGTCGACTGGCGCGGCTGGTACACCAACGCCGGAGCCTGACGATGTCGACCCTCGCCGAGCTTCAGGCGCAACTGGAAGGTCTGCTCAAGGCCCGCGCCACCGGCGTGGCGAGGGTCGAGTTCACCTCGGGCGAGACCAAGCGCGTCACCGAATACAAATCGGACGCCGACATGGCCGCCGCCATCGCCGACCTGGAGCGCCGCATCGCGGCGCTTTCCCAGCCGCCGATCAAGCAAATCCGTTTCACCTATTCGAAAGGCGTCTAGCCATGTCGACCATTCCCAACATCCCCCGCCGCGAACCCCTGGCCGATGGTAGCGTGCGCGTTCATTTCACTACGCCGATCCTGCATTTCGACCAAGCTCGGAGCTTCGTCACATTCCGCCCGCCGATTGTCGGCGAGATCTGGGAGTTCGGCGACCCTATCGAATTCGTCGTGCAGGACGGTGCCGGCACGCCCTACATCGACCGAAAGGTACTTCGTCGCTGGATCGGTCTGCTGATGGCCGACCATGACGCCGACATGATCGGCCTTCAACGGGACCCCGCCCTCGGCATGGTGATCGAGGATGTCGTGCTCGGTTTTTTTACGAGCGTGCGGACCGCATTGATCAATGCGTACGCGGCCTCGTCGAGCGCGGCCTGAGAGCTCCGGACATCGAGCAGATGAGCGTCCGCAAGCTCTTCCACTGGCACAAGCTGATGGGGTGAACCATGGTCACCGTGGCTCGCGTCGAGGCGACGATCACCGCGCAGAACAAGCTGCGACCCGGCCTTGCCGCGGCCGCAAACGAGCTCTCGCGCTTCCGTGACAGGCACAGCAAGATCACGAAGGCAATCTCGGCCGATGCGGCTCGGGCTCGGCGCGTCTATGCCGAGATCGGCGAAAAGCTGGAGTCCATGCAAGGGGCGCTCGATACGATCGGCCGCCGCAAGGCCTTCGTCGGAATGGCCGGTCAGGTCGACGGCATCCGCAAGAACCTAGCCGCGATCGACAAGATCGACGCCTTCCGGACCGCGTCACGTCGCCTCGACGAGATGTCTCTCGCCATGCGGCAGGCCCGGCAGGAGGCGGCAAAGGCGAAAGCCGTCATTGCTGGCGGCAAGGGCGGCCCTGCCGATATCGCCGCAGCCGAGCGCTGGAGCGGTGCCGTCGAGCGGACACGGAAAGCCTTCCTGGAGCAGGGAAAGGTCACGCGCGATGCCCGGAGCGCGCTCGCTGACGCCGGCATCGCAGTCCGAGGTCTGTCGGCGGCGGAGGCCCAGCTAAGGCACAACATCGAAGCGGCGACTGCCGCGATGCAGAAGCAGGCTGCTTCTCATGCGCGATCTGCCGCCAGGCGCGAAGGCCTCGGCCAGCTTGCCGGCGTGGCAGGCGTCGCCGCAGCCTATCAGGGCCATCAGATCGGCCGAAAAGCTGTGTATTCGGTCGCCGACTTCGATATCGCCGTGCGCAAGCAACGGGCTTTCACCGATATCAGCGGCGCCGATCAGGACAGGCTCCTGATCCCGCAAGCCAAGCGGATCGGCCAGGAAACGCAGTTCACCAATCTCGATATCGTCAAAGCGCAGACGGCGGCAATGCAGGGCCTGCCAGCTACGTTCACCGGCACGCTGAAGGCCGAGATCGGCGCGGGACTGATCGAGAACGTCAAGAATTACGCCCTTGTCATGGAAGCCGACATGCAACGCTCGGCCGAGGCGATCCGCTCCTATCTCCAAACCACCAATCAGGACATCTCGACCAAGGAGAAGGCGCTCGCCGCGGCCAACAAGGCTACGAACCAGCTCGTGCGCATGGCCAAGCTCGGTGGCATGAACGACGAGGATGTCCAGCAGTACCTGAAGTTCGCCGCAAGCTCGGGCACGACGGCAGGCTTGTCGCCGGAGAGCCTCATGTCGATTGCTGCACTGGCGCGCCGCGGCGGTCTGCGCGGCGACGAGGCGGGCGTGTTCATGCGCACGGCTTCGTCCAAGCTCGTCGCACCCACGAAGGAGGGCATTGCCGCGCTCAACGCGGCGGGCATCAATCATTCCAGCTACGTGAAGATGCCGAGCAGCATCGATGTCGATGGGCTGGAAGGGCAGTTCAAGAACAGCATGGGCCTCGGCTTTCAGCCCGAGACGCGCGCCAAGCTGCAGGGTGTGCTGTCGAGCCCGGCCGCGCTCGCCGATCGCAGCAGCTTCGTCGAAGCGGTCACCGCCGCGGTCGAGGCGCAGTTTCCCAAGACAAAAAAGGGCACGATGCGCCCTGCCGATCGCGTCAATGTCGCAAAGGCTGCCGGAAAGTTTCACCAGCTCTCCGCAAGCTCGGTCGATGCCGAGGGCTTGCTCGACGCGGTCATGAATTCGAGCATGACCCTGCCGCAGCTGAACGCCTTCCTGACCGATAAGCATGGCGGCAAAGGCGCGATCACCCAGCGCCAGCGCGATGAGTATGTCGCCGCCCGCAAGCAGCTCCGCGATACCGGCAATGATCCGGACTTCGCGAAGAAGAAGGCTGACGAGATCATGGGCGGCGTCGGCGGCTCGTTCGAGCAGGCCAAGGGAGCACTCGATAACTTCATCCTCTCGGTCGGTCAGGCGAACGAAGGGCTGATCAAGTTCGGCGCGGAGGCCTTCAGCAGCGCGCTCGGCGCGTTCGAAAAGCTCTCGACCGGCGGGCAGCAGGCCGCCACAGCGCTCAGCGCGCTGGCGACTGCGGGCGCCGGCGTCTACGGCACGATGAAACTATTCGGCCTGCTGACCGGCGGCGGGGCGGCCGGGGCGTTGACAGGGTCAGCCACCGCCTTGACCCAAAGCGCCGCGGCCCTCAATGCCGCCGCCGCGCGTCTTGGCGTCTCGGGTGCGGCCGCTCCTGCAGCGGCAGCCGCAGCAGGAGGATGGGCTTCGTGGCTCGGCCGCGCGGCCAGCTTCGCAGGCCCATTGGCCATCGCCGCGGCCGCGGCCGGCGGGATCAGCATCATCGGGCAAGCGAACTCCGAGAAGTACAAAGGCATCGCGCCCGGCGAGCCGCATAACGAGGGCCGCAATCGCCGCCGAGCATTCCACGAGTCGCTGCAGGCCGAAACGCGAGGCGTGAAAGCCCAGGTCGATTCCCTCGGTCCCGCCGGCGAAAGCGCCGGCAGCACGATTGCAAGCGGGATGGAGGCCGGAATGGCGCGCGCCAAAGCGAGCGTAGCCGCCGGCGTGGCGGAGATGCAGCGCATGCTCAACAGCCTGTCCATGCCGACCCTAACCGCCCCACACGGTCTAGGTGGGTTCAACACCGGCAAGGGCATGAGGGAGGTTGAGTGATGGCGCGCGTGGCTGCCTCGCTCCTATCCCCGATCTCTCACCCTGTGAGCTGCCTCGGTGAGCTCACCTCGCCCTTTCATGAAAACGAAAGGGAAAAAAACGCGTTGAGCTCTCGCTGGCAGTTTGGGGCTGCTCGAATTTTTTCCGTTCTGACTTTCATCGATATGCCGATCATCAGACGTCGCGGGGCCGAGGAGACCCGTGCCATGACGTTCCATGATCCGGAAGATGCCCGCCGCTGGCGCCGACGGCTGAAGAGGCAGAGGGAATATCAGCGCAAGTATCGCGAGCGGCTGATTGCCGAGCGCACGCCCGAGCGAGCCGATATCGCTATGGCGTGCCTCGAGGCTTGCATGACCATCTCCCGTCACGAGTTCGCGCAGCTCGGGCGACTTGCCAGCGCGATCGTCGACCGGCTCGTCAGCCGTGGATTTCACCGCGTGCATTCCATCGAGCGCATCCAGCAGATCGCAGCGAAGCTGAAGGATCGCGCTAGGCGAGAGGCGGAGGATTGATATGCCCCTCGCAGGCATGCACGTCATCGATCCTACCGCCTACCTCTCCGAGGCTGAGGTCGAGGAGCGCTGGCGATTCCTGAAGCCTGGCGAGCTTCGCCGGGCTCGCAAGAAAGGGCTGGTCTCCTTCTATGCCTTCCGGACCGGCCCGCACTACACAGCGGAAGGCGTGCAGGAATATCTCGATCGCAGCTACCACCGGAGTGCAGAGTGGCCCAACGAAAGCAAAAGGGAGACGAACAGCGAGGCGATGCCGTCGGATGGGAATTCGGCGGTTACTATCTCGACGTTCCCTGGCCCGATCGCGGCGGCATCTTCTATGCCTGCAGGTATGACGCCGGATCTCGCTCTGTCCGCCGCCGAAGCCTGCGCACAGCGGTTGGCGACGAGGCGAAGCAAGCACTCATCGCCCTCGTCGCAGCAGCCCCGGCGCGGTCGGCAGAGGAATGCCCGCCACCCAACCAGGTCCTGACGGTTCACGTCATGGAGGCCTATCTGAACGGCCACGCCACCTCGATCGCTAGCGAGGAACAGGCTGCGCGCGCCGTCGCAATCGTCACCGATTACCTGCGTGATGAAGCGCAGAACCTGGCCGCCCCCGTCTCGTTCTGGACGCCCTCGCGCCAGCTCGACCTCGCGCGGTTCTGCCACAAGACGTACGGTCACAGCGCCGCAACGATCGATCGGACGTTGAGCGTGCTTGGTGCCGCGATGAACGACGCTGCCGCTGTGAAGATGCGCCCCGACCCGCTCGGCAGCATGGTGGAAGGCGCGCTCGTCGCCCATGTCCCGAAGATCGTCTATCAGCGCGCTAGAATCGCGAAAGAGCTCCAGATCGCACCGCCGAAGAAGGGCGGGTTCGTCCCGACCTTGCCGCAGATGGCAACGTTCATCGACGCGATCGAGACGAAGCACCTGCGCCGCTGGGTCATTCTGGCGCTGAACACCTGGGCGCGCCCGGAAGCCATCACCGATTTCGATCCGGTCATCCAATATGATCGAGGTACCGGGGCAATCGACCTTAACCCGCCCGACCGCATCCAGACGAACAAGCGCCGCCCGGTCATCATGGCGACGCAGGGACTGTCAGACTGGCTCGATGCCTGGCGCGAAGAAGATGCGACCGCGTGGGTTGCCAAGCACGGCAGCCGGCCGAACTATCCTCTTCCTCTGTTGGTCTACAAAGGTCAGCGCGTCGGCACCGTAAAGAAGGCGATCAAGAGAATCGCGGATGACGCCAGCGTGCCGGATCTGACCCAACGCACGATCCGCGCTTTCATGGCGACGCACGTCCGCAAGATGTGCCCGAGGGTCCCCCGCGAGCTGCGCTCGCTTTGGCTTGGCCACACTGTGAAGGAAGGTTCGGCGACGACCGAGCACTATGAGGCGTTCGACGTCGACGTGGTCGCCGATGTCGCGCTGGCGACTGACTTCGTCATCAGCGAACTGCAGAAGCTGACCTCAACGAAGCTGTTTGCTGTTGAAGTGCAGTTGAACGCTGGCGATTTGCGGAGGGTTGGGGCAACGCCCCGTCCCGCTAAGTCATTGCGAGACGGGGCTAAAAATGGTGGGCGCGACAGGGATCGAACCTGTGACCCCTACGATGTCAACGTAGTGCTCTCCCGCTGAGCTACGCGCCCGTTTTGCCCGAAGGCATCCGGAACGACACCGGCCCGAGGGCGATGTCGCTGCGAGGTGGAGGGGCTATAGCGGAGGCTTGCGCGCCTTGCAAGGCGCTTCGTCGGCTTCTTTGCAAGAAGCTGTGCCCGGCTCCGGCCAAGCCCTCACGCTGCCAGCAGCTTCTCGACCTCGTTGACCAGCTCGCGCAGATGGAAGGGCTTCGACAGCACCTTGGCATCCTTCGGCGTCTGCGAATCCGGGTTGAGCGCCACCGCCGCGAAACCGGTGATGAACATCACCTTGATGTCGGGATCGAGCTCGGTGGCGCGGCGCGCCAGCTC